TACAACCCAACCGACAAGGGTGCAGGCATGACCGCTAAGGGTCGCGCTGAATACAACGCCAAGAATGGAAGCCATTTGAAGCCGCCAGCACCCAACCCCAAGACCGAGAAAGATAAGGGCAGGAAGGCCTCTTTCTGCGCGCGTATGGAAGGCGTTGTAAAGAACGCCAAAGGCCCTGCTGAACGGGCAAAAGCATCATTAAAGAACTGGAACTGCTAATGACCAAAGAACTGATAAACCTAAGAATTCAAGACCTAATCAGCAAAGGTAAGGAACTTGAACAACAGTTGCACCAAATCAATGGTGCGTTACAGCAATGTCAATGGACACTATCCGAACTGGAGAAGAACGATGCCACTCAAGAAGTCAGCGACACCCAAAGCGTTTAAAGAAAACATAAAAACCGAGATGAAGGCTGGTAAACCAGTTAAGCAGGCCGTTGCAATTGCCTACGCTGAGAAGCGGGAAGCCCAAAAAGCCAAGGCAAAAAAGTGAAAATAACTCAGAAGAAGGTCATAGAACTAATCCCTTATGTAAAAAACAGCCGAACCCACTCTGATGAACAGGTGGCACAAATCGCGGCAAGCATTAAGGAATTTGGCTGGACCAACCCAATACTGATAGACGGACAAAACGGCATCATTGCAGGGCATGGCAGGCTCATGGCCGCCCGTAAGTTAGGCCACACCGAAGTTCCCACCATAGAACTAAAAGACCTGACAGAAACCCAAAAGAAAGCCTACATCATTGCCGACAACCGCCTAGCGCTAAATGCTGGGTGGGATAACGAGATGCTGACTATAGAGTTAAACGACCTCTTGGCAGACGGCTTTGCGCTGGACATCCTTGGCTTTGACCCAAAAGAAATAGCCGCCTTACTTCAGCCAGAGGTTGTGGAAGGGCTGACAGACGAGGATGCAGTTCCAGAAGCCCCAGAAGAACCAACAACCAAACTGGGTGACATTTACCTACTTGGCAAGCACCGCTTAATGTGTGGAGACTCTTGCAGTCTTACTGACATGGAAAAACTGTGCGATGGCCAATTGGTGGACATGTGGTTAACAGACCCACCTTATAACGTCGCTTACGAAGGCGGCACAGGGCTGACAATCCAAAACGATGACATGGGCGATGACCAGTTTCGTCAGTTCCTGAGAGACGCTTATGTAACCGCTGACTTGGTAATGAAGCCAGGCGCAGTCTTTTACATTTGGCATGCAGACTCCGAAGGATATAACTTTCGCGGTGCGGCACAAGACGCTGGCTGGAAAGTCCGCCAATGCTTAATCTGGAAGAAGTCCAGCCTTGTCATGGGCAGACAGGACTACCATTGGAAACACGAACCCTGCCTGTATGGGTGGAAAGAGGGCGCAGGACACCTTTGGTCGGCAGACCGCAAGCAAACCACCATCCTTGAGTTTGACAAACCCACAAAGAATGGCGAACACCCCACAATGAAGCCCGTGGCACTATTTGAATACCAAATGCTTAATAACACCAAAGGCGGTGATATTGTGTTGGATTCATTCGGTGGAAGCGGAACAACCATGCTGGCCGCAGAAAAGCATGGCCGTTATGCCAGACTGATGGAGTTAGACCCAAAATACTGCGATGTAATCGTAAAGCGGTGGGAAGACTTCACAGGCAAGAAAGCCACTTTATTGACAGAAGTAACCGAAACTGCTTAAATATATAACGAGTTCCCCTTTATAAAACATGCCAGTAATTCCACAAGAGGCTCACAAGCCAACCGATGAATCCCGCAGAATGGTCGAAAGCACCAGCGGGTTAGGCTTGCCCCACGAGCAAATAGCCATTTTGGTGGGGATAGACGATAAAACCCTGCGAAAGTATTACCGCACCGAACTGGACACGGGAAAGGCAAAAGCCAACGGGCAAATAGCCAAGACGCTGTTCTCGAAGGCTGTGGCAGGGGACACAACCAGCCTAATTTGGTGGACAAAGACCCAAATGAAGTGGTCTGAGACTGTTAAGAACGAAGTCACGGGTGCGGATGGTGAACCTCTGACGGGCATCAATGTGACCTTTGTAAAGCCTAATGAGTGACACGAACGCTCAGTTCCCCGTCAAGATGGCCAGCCTGTTCGACAAGGCGCGTTATAAAATCTACTTTGGGGGAAGAGGGGCAGGCAAGTCACATTCGGCCGCAAAAGCCCTATTAATCCTTGGAGCGCGAAGCCCTATCCGAGTCCTTTGCGCGCGCGAGTTTCAAACCTCCATCAAAGACTCAGTCCATAAACTGTTGTGTGACCAAATCGAGTTGATGAACATGCACTCGATTTATGAAATAACTCAGAACAGCATTCGTGGCAGAAACGGTACAGAGTTTGCCTTTGTTGGTCTTAAAAACAATGTGGCCAATGTAAAGTCCTACGAGGGTATTGACATTTGCTGGGTGGAAGAAGCCCAGACAGTCAGCCGCATGTCATGGAACACTCTTATCCCAACCATCCGTAAGGAAGGCTCTGAAATCTGGGTGACTTTCAACCCTGAGTTGGAAACAGATGAAACCTACCAGCGCTTTGTTCTTAAACCGCCAGAGGGTGCAGTAGTTCAAAAGATTAACTGGAACGACAACCCTTGGTTTCCAGAAGTGCTGGCGCTGGAGAAGGATGCGCTTAAAAGCCGTGACCCAAGCGCCTATCAAACAGTCTGGGAAGGCTTGTGCAGGCTTACAGTTGATGGCGCTATCTTTGCCAACGAGATGCAAGTGGCAGAGTTAGACGGGCGTATCACCAAGGTCAACTACGACCCGACAAAGCCATGCCATGTAATCTTTGACCTTGGTTGGGCGGACAGCACAGCCTTTTGGGTGCTTCAGTTTGTGGGGATGGAGACTAGACTCATCCGCTATCACGAAGACAACCAGCAAACCATCAGCCATTACTTAGCCTTGTTGCAAACCTATGGATATATTTACGACACGCTGTGGTTACCGCACGATGCACAGAATAAAACGCTGGCCAGCAACGGCAAATCCATTGAGGAAATTGTAAGGGCCGCCGGCCACAAAACACGGATAATTGAGAGAACACCAATAGTGGACAGCATCAATGCGGCACGAACTATATTCAGAAATTGTTGGTTTGATAGAGAAAATTGCCACGATGGTCTACAATGCCTTAGACATTATCGTTACGATGTAGACCCAGAAACGGGGCAATTTAGCCGCCAACCGCTTCACGACATATACAGTCATGGCGCGGATGCGTTTAGATACATTGGATTGATGATTAACGAACCCAAGCCAAAGCGTAGGGTTCAGAATCAAAACTATGGTCAACCCTTAGGTTGGATGGGATAAATATGGATGACTTTGACCCAGTAATCACCGAGGCAATTCAGTTCCTCAAGTTCTGCAATGACGCAGACACGATGAACCGCCAAGAGGCGCTTGAAGATTTAAAGTTCGTCAGCGGTGACCAATGGCCAGTTGAACTCCAAAACAGCCGTAATCTCGAATCACGCCCAGTTCTGACCATCAACAAACTAGACGGCTACTGCCGCCAGGTGGCCAATCAACAGCGCCAGCAACGCCCACGCATCAAAGTTCACGCTACTAACACGCACGAACAAATGGTGGAAGCGCAAGACATTCAAGGCATTATTCGTCACATTGAGGTCAATTCCAACGCAGACCACGCCTATGACAACGCCTTTGACTATGCGGTTCGTATGGGTTGGGGCTTTATGCGTGTCCGTACAGACTATGTGTCTGAGGATTCGTTTGACCAAGAAATCTACATCGACCCTGTGGATAACCCGTTCACAGTCTACTTTGACCCCAATTCTGTTTTACCAGACGGCTCAGACGCTGAGAAATGCTTAATCACCACAATGATGAGCAAAGAAGTGTTTAGGTCAATGTACCCAGACAATGACGATGGCACATCGTTTACCCAACGCGGTACGGGTGACAGTCAGTCGGAGTGGATTACTAAAGAGGATATTCGCCTAGCCGAGTATTACTACACAGTACGCGAAAAAGCAAAACTTTATCTTTTGAGCGATGGAACGGCTACCTTTGCTGATGACAAAGACTTCTTTAACCGCCTAGCAATGGCAGGCATCACAGTCATTGACACCCGTGAGTCGTTCAAAAAGACCATTAAATACAAGAAATTGACTGCTATCGAGGTTATCGAAGAGCGTGATTGGGCAAGCCGTTACATTCCCATCGTGCCTGTTTATGGCCGTCATGTGGTTATCGGTGACAAGCGCAAGAAGTTCGGTATGGTGCGCTACGCCAAAGACAGCCAGCGTATGTATAACTTCTGGCAGACCTCTATCACCGAATCTATTGCTCTTGCGCCTAAAGCCAAGTGGGTTATGGCAGAGGGTCAAGACGAGGGTCACGAAAACGACTGGGCGCAAGCCAACATCAAATCGTTCCCTCTGTTGCGCTACAAGCAGACAGACATTGAGGGTCGTACAGCGCCACCTCCACAACGCCTACAACCAGAGCCACCGCCACAAGGCACGATGCTGGCGGCTGGTATGGTCTCGGATGACATAAAAGCCATCATGGGCATTTTTGACCCTGCCCAACTAGGTCAAGGCAATATCTCTGGCAAGGCTTTAAACGGCCAGCAACAGCAAGTTGACCTGACAAACTACGATTACTACGACAACCTGACCCGTTCAATTGCCCATGTTGGCAAGATTTGCTTGGATTTAATGCCTAAGATTTACGACACGGCGCGTGTTCTGCGAATCATTGGTGAGGATGGCAAGCCAGATATGTTGAGCGTCAACCAGCAAGACGCTGTTGGCAATATCTTGAACAACATGTCAATTGGCCAATACGATGTGGTGATGGAAACAGGCCCAGGCTACAACAGCAAGCGCCAAGAAGCCGTGGATGCCATGATGCCGTTACTGTCTAAGCCAGAACTGTTCAATGTGGCTGGTGACTTAGTGTTCAGAAACATGGACTTCCCAGGCGCTGACATCATTGCTGACCGATTGGCGGCTATGAACCCAATGAGCCAAATTGACGAGAAATCAGACATTCCGCCTCAAGTGCAGATGCAAATTATGGCGGCTAAGAAGCAAGTGCAAGATATGCAACAGCAAATGCAAGCCATGCAAACGCTTATCCAACAACGCGGTGACATCGAGCAAGTCAAACAGGACAACGAGACCAAGCGCGAATTGCTACGCCAAACCGCCAAGGCACACAACACCGAAACGATGGCAGAGGTTAAGGTCAACGACCAAAACACCCGCGCCATTACCTCGCAGAACAAGATTGAGATTGAAGCAATCACGGACTTGCTGTTGCACCACATGGACACGGCAAGGCTTAACGCAGAGATTGACAAACGAAACGCTGAACAGAACCAAGCCATGCGTTTTGCCGAGCAAGACATCAGTCAAGGCGGCAATCCATTGACACAACAATAGATTAGTGGTACAAACTCCACCAAACCTTACCAGTTAGGTTAACTGGGTAAATCCGTAGGGACACGTAATGTCTGACAAAGAAGCCGGTCAAGTTTTGACCAGCGAAAACTCGGCAGAGTTTTATGCAAATAGATTAGGTTTAGCCGACCAACCCGAAGTTGAGGCTGTGCAAGCAGAGCCAACCGAGGAAGCGGAACGGAGTGAACCTGAGATAGAAAAAGAGCAAGAGGAAAAGCCTAAAGCAAATCCGAAACTCGAAAGACGATTTTCTGAGATAACCAAGCAACGGGAAGAAGCGCGTAAAGAAGCGCAACAAGAACGTACCGCAAGGGAAGCCTTAGAAGCCCGTTTAGCGGCACTTGAGAGACAGCCAGCGCCACAAGCGCCTAAAGTCGATGAAGAGCCACAACCCAGCCAGTTCAACGATGCGTTTGAATATGCGAAGGCTCTAGCAGAGTACACAGCAGACAAGCGAATCGCTGAAATGAAGCAAGACGAAGCCAAGGCAAAGGCTGAAGCAGAACGCCAAAAGGTCATCGACCAATGGGCTAGTAAGGTTCAGAAAGCCAAAGCCGACTTGCCAGACTTTGATGACATTGTTGCGTCTAGTGATGTAGTCGTAAATGACGATATTCGTGACGCGATTCTTGAGAGCGATGTAGGGCCACAAATCCTGTACCATCTGGCTGAGAATGACGATGTCGCAAAGCGTATTGCAGGGTTGTCTGCTAAACAAGCGTTGCGAGAGATAGGTAAGTTAGAGGCTAGGTTTGAAGTGAAGGAAACGCCACCAGAACCTAAAACGATTGCTCGAAGTAAAGCACCAGCGCCAATCCAACCGCTGAGAGGGTCTAGTCCTGCTGATGTACCGATGTCCACCAATGGTGATTGGCACGGAACATTTCAAGCATGGAAAGAGGCTCGCAAGGCAGGGAAGATTCGCTAAACCTAATCTTTTTTAATTTTTTAAGGAAATGACATGGCAAATAATTTATTGACCATATCGAAAATCACCAATGAAGCATTGATGGTTTTAGAAAACGAATTGACATTCACTTCAGAAGTCGACCGCAACTATGACGATCAATTCGCAGTAGTTGGTGCGAAAATTGGCGCAACCGTTAATGTTCGTAAGCCTGGCCGCTTCATCGGAACAACAGGACCAGCGTTAAATGTTGAAGACTTTAATGAGACAAGTGTGCCAGTAACACTTTCAACTCAATTTCACGTTGACACACAATTTACGACTCAAGACCTTGCATTGAGCCTCGACATGTTTTCAGATCGAGTTCTCAAACCCGCAGTGGCCGCCATAGCAAATAAGATAGATAGAGACGGAATGGCAATGGCTACATTGCAAACCGCCAACATCGTCGGTACTGCTGGTACGCCTCCAACTGGTTTGATTACCTATTTGACTGCCGGCGCTTACTTGGACAGCGAGGGCGCACCACGCGATGGCCGCCGTTCATGTATCGTTGAGCCATTCACATCTGCAACCATCGTTGACAGTTTGAAAGGTTTGTTTGTACCTCAAGAAGCCATTGGCGAGCAATATCGCAAAGGACTTATGGGGCGCGACAGCGGCGGAATGAATTGGAAATTAGATCAAAACGTCGTTGCACAAACTTTTGGTAACAACAGCACCACTACTGTGACTGCTTCTGTCGCTACTACTACTGCTACTGGCTTCCTAACTTCTGGTTGGGCATCTTCTAGCACTATTACTGTGACTGCCGCTAACACGGGTACTCTGAATCTCAACGCTGGTGACACTTTCACCATCGCTGGCGTTTACGCTGTCAACCCACAAAACCGCCAAGCCTACGGCTCTAACAAGTTGCGTAACTTCGTTGTTAAGCAAACTGTTGCAATCGCTTCTGGTTCGTCTGGTTCTGTGATTGTTTCTCCTGCTGTGATTACTGCTGGTCAGTTCCAGAACGTGTCTATCCCTAGCACCTCTGCAACCGCCGCTGTTACTCAATTCAACAGCACAGGTGTTGTGTCTCCACAAAACATAATCATGCATCGTAATGCGTTTTGCTTGGCTGTGGCAGATTTAGAATTACCTGAGGGTGTCCATTTTGCTGGTCGTGCAAGCGATAAGGAAATTGGTCTTTCCATGCGTGTGGTACGCCAATATACGATTAACAATGACAGCATTCCTACACGCTTAGATGTGTTGTATGGATGGGCGCCTTTGTATCCTGAGTTGGCTTGCCGCGTTGCCGCTTAATCATTAACTTTTTTAAGGAATAAATATCATGGCAAATCCAGGACCAGCAAGTACAGTAACAATTCACCCAAGCAATTTGGCAACGAACCAAGCGATTCGCCTTTTGGCTTTCGCTAGTGGTGTGCCAATCTCCGCTACTGGTGATTCAAGCGTTACTCTT